GATACTGACCCATCTACTACAGTCATGGCTTTATCGGATAACTTGAGTGAACACCCAGTAGTCTTTGCGTGGAGTGAAGAATCTATCCGTGATACTATTACTAAGACTGAATGGATTGATAGGTACAATGGGTATGAACTTAGGACATATCCTAATATACACAAAATGCACGAAGGCTTCCTTGACTATCTCGATGAGTGTAATCCCGATATGTTAGTAGCACACGCTATTGCTTGGGCTGACTTACCTCATCTTTACCATCAGTTAGGGGAACTAAGAGAAAGACTGTCGCCTGTCAAAAGACTGATAGCACCTAGCAAAAAGACTGGTGCATACAGAACTACGGCACAACCTATCAAGGGTAGACTGATATTCGATACTGCGGCACAATGGACAGACGGTAGTGGCTTTGAAGGGATATGGCAGAAGTCCGGTAGAGGACAGGCTCAATCCCGTAAGTTAGATTGGTTCGCTACTGAACTTGGTTTCGGTGGTAAACTCACAAATGACATTGAAGGTATGGATGTTTTCAATGGTTGGAAAGAATACTATGATGACTTCGTAGATTACTGTCTAGTAGACACTACACTACTTCGTGACTGTGATGAGAAACTTAATTGTATTTCATATCACATAGCGATGCAACAACTAGCAGGAGTATCATTCGGTAGTACTCACAAAGTCACTCGATACTTTAGAGGACTGATGGGTAGGCGTACAGATTTGAAAGCCCCATCATCTTACAAAGAACAAAGACCCGAACTACAGGCCGCATGGGTTATGCCTCCTGTAGCGGGCAGACATGAAGGAGTAGCATTGGTAGACTTTGCTTCTCTATATCCTAACATTATACTCTCCGCCAATCTTTGTTATACAACATTAACAGATTCGCCGGGCGAGAATATTTTAACAATTAAAGTTCCACCTAAGTATGATGATAAAACAGGCAACCCAATCCCCGGTACAGGGGGTACTTTCCACTGGAAACAGGATGAAATGGGATTGTTACCTTCTGTAGTAAAGGATATGCTAGACCTACGAAAGAAGTACAAATCCCTCATGCGTGAGGCTGATGATGCTGATACTAAACTAGGTTACAACATGCTACAAATGGCTGTGAAGGTTGCTGTCAATGCAATTTATGGTATGACAGGAAGTAAAGTAATAGCGGGTCAATGGAGTAGTTATCCTATTGCTCAATGTATTACTTACTTAGGTAGAGAATCTATTACTATGCTTACTGAGAAGAGTGCAGAAAGAGGTTACATACCCTTAGCAGGTCATACTGATTCAGCGTACATCAAAGTCCCATTCGATAAAGCAGAAGAGATTGCTAACTATCTAACTGATATAGCGCAAACTGAAATGAACTTGAAGCATCTTGATGTTGAACTTGAGGCTTACTTCGACTATTGGCTTACTGCTTCTGTAAAGAATAGAAACTTCGGAGTTAAAGTATGGCCGAAAGAAGAAGCAGGACAATTAAAGGTGACAGGCTTCTCAATTATTGCATCGAGTTCATCACCTATATGTAGGAGAGTTCTCAAAGAAGCATTCAATATTATTGCTACTGGTAAAGATGAAGATGATGTATGGAATAAAGTAAGACCTATAGTAAAGTCAGTATACAGTGGAGAAGTTTCTATTGAAGATGTAAGTGCTTACGGGCGATTGTCTAAACATTTAGATGAATATCATCCGAGTCATACACCTATGACCGCTAAGGCGGCTATGTATTCTAACACGCACCTTGATACTGATTATGGTAAGGGTGAGGGTATCAAGTGGGTACACATAGATGGTGTACCGGAAGGACAACCACCGTGTAATGTAATAGCCTATGATGATGTATCTCAACTCGAAGGTTATGAGATAGATTGGAGTACCATCGTGGACAAGTCAATTACTAAGAAATTGAAACTTGTCTATGAAACCCTTGATTGGGATTTAAATAGATTAACCGAGAGGCGGATACCTAAGAAATACTGGTGATAATATGAAGTGCAAAACCCCATTAAGATGTAGGCCCGAATTTGAAGGTAAAATTAACTGTAAAAGATGTACAAAGGAAGCGAAGGTTGAGGCTGAACAATTTTTAGATTTAATTGATTGAGGTGATAAGATGAGTAAACATGAAGATGAAGTGTGTAAGAAGATACTGATGAGAGCCGAAGTAGGTAAAGCCAAGTATGGTGTGACTATGGAAAGAACAGACTTAAACATTGTAGAATGGCTTACACATTTACAGGAAGAACTGATGGATGCGGCAGTATATGTTGAGCGTCTTATTCAAGATTACAAAAAATACGCACACAGGAATGAGATTATAGATTTACTAAAGGAGTTGAATGATTGAGATACAATCCCAATGGTGATGATAGTCGCCCTAAGATAGAAGATTACCTAGAAGAAACAGGTAATGTAGAACAGGCTGAATCTTACAAGCGTAGTACATACGCATGGAATCCTAGCCTACAAGATGGTTCTATTCTAAGAGTAACTAAGTCAAGCATAGGTACATTCGGTTGGTGTCCACAGCAGTACTACCTTGAGAAGTTCAAGGGGTTGCGTGGGGAAACAGTAGACCATCACATAAGAGGACTCAATGTTCACGATATGATGGAATGGTTTTGGGCTAACTTCACTAGAGAACAAGAAGATTCAGTGTTAAATTTAATTCATGAAGGACAGGAAAGAGAAGCGATGAAATTGTTTTTCAGTTCTGTCCCTGCCCCTCCTTCGTCTTATGAGTTCGGTGAAGACGAGCAAATAGAACAATGGTTGCGTTGGCAGTTCTTACGACTGAAAAGCACTGACGGTAGGTATTGGCGACCCGTTGGAATAGAAGCCAACATACAGGCTACACGCTTTGTAACAGTAGAGGGTGAGCAAATTCCAATTCACATGAACGGATTTATAGATTCTCTTTTCGCTACTGGTGAGGGTGGTTTTGCCCTTATGGAATTAAAAACTGGTAAGTACAATAAGTATAAAGTTACTTCGATGAGGAAGGAAATGGCATTTTACAAGATGATGTTAGACCATAGTCCTCATCAAGAATTTCTTCCTATTACACATTGGGGATGGGAATTCCCCGGTGGCGGTATTAACGGTGGTGTCGGACCAACTATCTATTATGAAGATGTTAGAAAAGTTGGTGCAACAGAAAAAGATTTAGTTAAATTATTGAAAGCCCACATAGATATGGAGTTTCCACCAACTCCTTTCTTGGGTAGATTGAAAGAAGGTATTCCATTAGAACAACAGAACTTAAAATGTAATTGGTGTGGTTATCAAGAACATTGTGAGTTTTGGTCACTAACGGATGAAGTATTAGATAAAATAGAGGTATAAATATGAATGCAAGTATAGAATTGATGAACGCAGTATTGAATGATTATGTAGGGGTACTTAATGTAAGTGTTAAGATACATCTATCAAAAGGATTGAGGACAAGTACATGGGATGTAAAGACCATGCGCCAAACTACTTTAGATGAGTTTGGTATGGAAGGAGAAGGATTTGAAAAGGTGAAACATCCTAAGCAAGTAAACTATCATTTACATCCTAGTCTTTTAACGGTTGAAAACATAGTTGAAACATACAAAGAATTGAAAGAAGATTTAGACAAAAAGATATTTTCAATGAGGTGATACTATCGCTTTTGTGCCAATAGACTTCCCTCGTGAAGTCCTAGAATTACCAAGTAGTGGTGCTAGAGGTTGGCGCAGAATAGTTCATAATGCTGATGATTTAGAAAAATATTGGCGAGGCAAAAACGGTAGCGGTAATGTATACTTTACGGCTTATGGTTACACTGAAACTAAAGCACCAAAGCATCACAGGGTAGATTATAACACCCCGTTGATACATCATTTTGTTATGGACTTTGACTGTAAAGATTTCAAAAGTGGTGGTGAAGATGTTGAGTTTGAAAAACCACATGAAGAAGTAAAGAAGTTACATAAGTTACTACTAGAAGATGATATATTACATTACATTTGGTTTAGTGGTGGTGGCTTTCATGTATGGATACCACTCAGTGAAACTATTAGTCCTAAGAATGGTAATGAATTATCAAGAGTAAAACACTCCGGTAGAGTTCTTATCAACTCATGGGAAAAGAAGATAGGTATGTTACGATGTAACGACCCTACTGTAGCATTCGATACTAGTGGTATGATTCGTATACCTAACTCGTATAATGCAAGAAGAGAATGTTGGTCTATCCCTTTGAGTGCTGATGATGTACTCAATGGTGATTTTGATTATTACATGGACATGGCACAGGAGAGTCAATCCGGTTACAAACCGCTAGGACAAAATAAATTAGAATTTAAAGTAATACAAAGTAGATTAATGACTATGAATGATGTTAAGCCTATTGAAATACCAACGGTGTACTTAGATGACATAGTAATTCTTCCTTGCTTATCTCAAGCCGCATTAGGCGGCGGTAATCCTACTCATCGTGCTAGATTTCATTTAGCATCATACCTAGCAGACAGATTTCGTATGTTCTTTCCTGCTTGGAAAATTTCAAATGAAGAAAAGAAGAAACATGCGGGTATAATTTCTAAATTTTGCGGAGGGCAGAATTGGGTTGACTACAATAAAGATGTAACTGAGCATCAAGTTACAAGTATAGTCATGGCGGGTTACCCTCACGCTACATGCACTACGCTTTATGATGAAGGATTTTGTATTGGTAAATGTAAATTCTATGATGGAAGTGGAGATTGGAGTGAATAAACATGAGTAATATATTTGATAAGTATTTTGAAAAGAAACACACGATACATGCTAATAAATGTAGAGTATGCAGAAAAGCACTATCGAGGAATAATTTTTCGGGTAAAACTATGGTTTGTAAAACATGTTATGATGATAAAGAAAAGTTACCGAAAGAGTTTTTCTGTAAGGCAATCAGTAAGTCAACAAAGAAAAGATGTAAACAAGTAGCAATAGATACAGATTATTGTACAATTCATAAAAAACAAGGTGAAAGTAATGGTGAAAATTGATTTAATAATAGACAGTAATGAAAGAGGAATGTTCTGTGAAGCCGTTGAAAGACGGGCTAAGAGCGCAGGTATGACAGTGATAAGACAACCATTAGTTGTAGGTGACTACAAACTCGGTGGTGCGTTAGTAGAGGCTAAAAGCGTAACAGACTTTTACCAATCAATGTTTAGTGGTCATCTTCAAAGACAGTTAGATAACATGGATGCCAATTATGAAAGATTCTTCATAGTAGTTCATGGTGAAATATCCAAACATGCTAAATTCATACGAGAACGATTTAACGCTAACATTCCCATATCACAACTACAAGAAACATTCACTGGTTTTATGGCTAGAATTATGGCTGATTTTGATTGTCAAGTATTCTATACTAATACAATAAGTGAAGCGGCACAGTTTGTAGTAAAGTTACATGATAAACTTCACAAACCCGCTAGTAGACATGGGGCGCATACTATTCGTAGAGTGGGTAGTAACGACTTGCGACTGGATGTAGTGATGACTATACCGGGTGTAGGGCGTGAGTTAGCAGAAAGATTACTTGAGAAATGCGGTAGCATAGAAGAGATGTGCTTTCCCGATTCACTGAAACAAATAAAAGGACTTGGCGAAGTGAGAAGAAATTTAATTATTAAAGTATTAACAAGTGAAGAAGAAGTTCGACAGGAAAGGAAGGTAAGGCGAAGTAAATGATATATAAACCAATTAAGAAATGGAAGATGATAGAATGAATTATAAAAATTACCAAGCGATAAAAAAGTTTGAAACATTAGAAGCATACTTACACCACTTTTCTCTAACTTCAATGAAGAATGAAATACCGGGTCTACTTTCCTTTTTCTACATCCAAGGTCAAGCATTACTACCGTATGTAAGAATACCTACGGGAGATTCACACCTTGACCCTAGAGTGCATGTATTTTGGATTCAACCTTCAAGGACAGGTAAATCTGTTGCATGGAACTTTATTGGGGATGTAATGAAGAATGCCGACCTAGATTATGAATTATATTCTACAGGTACAGATGCGGGTTTGATAGGTTCTAACAAACAAGTATTCGATGAGAACGGTAAACCAACAGGCGAAACTGAAACTGTGAAAGGTCTACTAGCAGGTCAAAAGGGTATCAATGTAGATGAAGGTTCAATTATTTTAACACCTAATAAACACAGTCAAGAAACTGTTCTATACTTACAGACGGCTTGTAATTCAGTAGGTAGTGGTGGGAATATATTAGTAAAACCAATGAAAGGAGATATAATTAAATGTGAATCTTTAGTTTCACTTTGGATTACTACTTACCCGCCAAAAGGTGTTAAAGAATATGTACTCACTAAAGGTATCTTTCAGCGTGTATTACTTTACTGGTCACATTGGGATATGGATATGAGGCAAGATGTAAGTAATACTAGACTTGGAACCTTTTGGAAGAAGCCTGTTCAAACAGATTTGACTAAAGATGACATCTATGATTATTTTAAAAATACAGAAAAGAGAGTAAGAGATAGATTACTTAATCTCGCAGAAATATCATTTACAGTATGGGATGAAATGAGTCGTGATGAGCAAGAAGAAATAGCACAACAATATATGTGGGATATGTTTACTGCTGATGATGATTATCAAACTGCTCTCTATCAAGCATCCGATGAAATATTCGATTTACTTAGAAACATGTCAGCCGGTATGTCCGAGATTGTAGCATCTTTCACTCCGGCGGTAGAAAACTATCTTGGTATTATATCTTTACACATGGCAGTATTAGACCAAAAATGGAAGATAACTGCTAAGCATGTTGACATGGCATTTGATATATTATTAGACTTATTTAAAAATCTTATATCTTGGTTAGAAGATTCGGTGGAGATTGGTGGTAACAAAGGCAAAGAAAGTAAAATCCACGAAGATATGCTCAAGGCGTACAATGATTGTACAGGATATGAAATAGAAGGAAATGGAGATGGTTGGAGAAGACAAGCATCATTAGAACAACTTTACATGGGAACTGTAGGCGTATCTAAAAGCACAGTAAGAAGACACTTCAAAGATTACGCAAGTAAGTTATTTAATCGTAAAAAGAGTGGTGGAAGAGTTTATTTCCGTAGAAAGGGTGCGAATAACCATGAGTGACATTTTAGCATTAGATATTGAAACGAGTAACTTCTCTTGGGAGATAGGTGGTTGGGATAAAACTGCTTCCTTTGACCCCTCAGTAGTTGCTACTTGGGATGGCGATGTAGGTACTATATATTGCAACAAAAGTTTAGATGTAGATGCTACAGTAAAGGCATTACACCCTCGTACACTCGGAGAAGATTTAGCAGACCATGTAGAGAAAGGTGGTAAAATCATAGGCCATAATATAAAAGGATTTGATTTACCTGTACTTAGAGATGCATTAGATTGTTGGACAGCCGGTGACTTGTTAGGTAAGAGTGAAAGTATTATTGATACTAAGCATCTAGTACAAAGGGCGGCGGCAACTATTGGTAAAGTAGATACATCTTTAGGAATATTGATAAAGACCACTTTAGAGGACAACAAGTTAATGAACAGTGAGGATGCACCTATAGCATGGAGAGCAGGACAATACGACGATGTTGCTAAATATTGTTTGAGTGACGCACAACTTACATTCGATTTGTATAATTTTGGTAAAAGCGAAGGTTATGTAAATTCGAGAAACTTAGAAACAGGCGAGATAAATAAAATAGAGGTTGATTGGTAATGGCAGAAATAGATAACGGTAAAAGTAAAGCACAAATACACAATATAAGGGCGGCAAAGATTGTATCGGAAACGGTAAAATCCACACTCGGTCCTATGGGTATGGACAAACTAATGTTAGACGGTGGTGGTAATGTCATTGTAACTAACGATGGGGCAACCATCTTGCGTGAACTTGATGTATCTCATCCCGGTGGTAAAATGATTGTAGAAGTGGCAAAGACACAAGAGAGTTTGTGTTATGATGGTACTACAAGTACAGTCATATTAGCCGGTCAATTATTGGCTAACAGTGAAGCATTGTTTGAGCGTGGGTTACATCCAAATGTAATATGTCGTGGTTATCACGAAGCAACTCAAATGGCGATAAAGTATCTTAACACTGATATTTCTCAATCAAGTAAGAAGAGAGATGTATTAGTTTCAGTAGCAAAGACCGCTATCACAGGTAAGACATTAGAGAATGCAATAGATACAGTAGCGGAACTGTGTGTATCAGCAGTAGAAACTGCCGGTGATGCTGAAAGCGTAAAGGTAGTATCATTCCCCGGTGGGTCACTTGATGACTCTTATCTGTATAATGGTGTTATAGTAAACAAAGACTATGTGTTAGATGGAGAAGACGATTATACAGATATTCTACTTATCAATACAGGATTAGAGAATGAGAAAAATGAGGACAATGTACAAGTTCAACTTGATGCTAAGTCATATCAAAGTTACAAGGCATCCGGTAAAACAAATCTTATTTCTCTTGCTAAGAATATAGTCGAAGCATTACCTAAAGGTGGTGTAGTATTTGTTCGTGATAAAGTGAATGACCATGTATGTGCGTATCTAAAGAAGAATAACATTATGGTAATTAGACATACACCGGAGTCCACTCTTAGAGCATTATCAAAGGTTACTGATAGTGTCGTATGTCAAACACCCGAAGAAATTGAATCATCAAGCAAAGCAACTATTTCAAGACAGAAACATAACGATGTTTGGTATTTGTTTGTATCTAGTGATAACAAACATAGAGAAGCATCATTAGTTCTTCGTGGCGCAACAAGTCATACACTTGATGAAGTAGAGAGAGGATTCGATGATGCGCTTGGTGTAGTATCTTTAGTGTTAAAGAATAACAACTTTGTAGTGGGCGGTGGTATCGCATACGCTCGTATGGCGGCACATTTGCGACAACATGCGGCTCAAATAGGGGGTAGAGCGCAGATGGCAATAGAAGCCTTCGCTGATGCTCTTGAAGTAATCCCTGCTACCATATCCGAGAATGCCGGACATGACCCACTAGATACCATACTTGCTATGCGACATGAAATACTGCGTGGTAATACTGAATATGGACCGGATGTAGAAGATGGGGGAGTTGTAGACTTAGCATCAAAGGGTGTCTTTGAGCCTACTGAACTTGTCCGTCAAGCAGTACTGAGTGCGAGTGAAGTCACTAACTCTATTCTAAGAATAGATGACATAGTAGCAAGAAGGCCGTTGGAGTGATTAATATACCGGGTAAGAAAACTGCTATATTATGTCCTAAATGTAAAAGAAAAATGAAAAGAGTTTATGAAAGAATAAAGAGCAAATTTACAGGAATAGGAAATCGTTGTAGAGATTGTAACCGCATATTCATTGATAGTTGATTGTATGGGTCGTCTACTTGATAGGTTGAAAGTCAAGTGTAGAGCCTGTAGTCACAGGCATATAGCACGAAGATTATCGGCTCGCTATCTTGATGATGATAGAGAAAGAATTACTTTACTTCAATGTCGTAAGTGCGGTCACTTTTGGCAAGACTCGGCCATGAAATAAAATAACAGTGAAAGTATTATGAGAATAATTTTTACTACTATTTTTTGATTGGGCCTATATTCACTGTAAGCGAACAAAGGTTGGGCTATTTCCACCTACAGTACACACGAATCTACCGTATCCACTTGCAACTATAGTAGCACCTGCGAATGTAGCAGTGTCACCTGTATCTTGATTCTTTATCTCTACTACATAACCCGCAGGGAATGCACCCGAAGTTGATACAGCACATGTTCCGCTTCTTGTGGCTAAAATGAGTATATTGGCATCTGCTGATGATATAGTAAGAGATGTTACGGCTGTAGTCAATACTCTATCAAATACTGAGCGAGTGTATCTTGCGGCATCCGTTCCACTAAAATAAAGTACATTCTTTTGAAGGTCACCGGCTGTAGTGCTTGCTATCTGTGCGCCATAACCCATCCACATACCACCTAATCTAGTTGATGTGAAACTACCTGCACCTATTCCGGTATGAAAAGCGTCTAAATCTGTGTGTGAATCTATTGCATCAGTAGCACCAACTGCACCTATTACAACAGGTGTAAAGTAAACAGGTGAAGGTCTAACGAATATTCTTTTATCATTTACCTCACTTATGTTTACATTTAAATCCCCACCACTACCACTGTGTATTACTCTTAAAACACATAAGACTACACTATGGTCATTAGTAGAGGCGGATGGGGCATTCAAGAAGGCATGAGGTGTTACAGGGTACAAGTTAGTACTTACCGTACTTGCTGTTCCCATCTCCATCTTTACATGATTAGTACCGGAATCGGCGCACAGATACACAGTAACTAATGCTTCTTGACCGCTAGATAATGCTGTATTACTACCTTCTGTGTTTGCTTGAGTAATAGTGTATGTAGCACTACTACCCACACCACCGGCAAATGAATATACTAGACCATCTAATACAGCGTGACCACCTGTTACAGTAAATGTATTATTACCAGTTCTTTCACAGATACCGGGTAAATTCTCCGGTTGTAATCTATTACTCGCCCCTTTAGCCGTATCTTCTTCTAATATGATACCGTTTCCGTGTACCCCTTCAAGAAGATTAGTTAGTGTTGGTGAAGTAATATGGTCACCATCTGCTAAGCCATCTACCGGTTGAGCCGTTCCGCTAAGCGTCATGTTATGATTTGTATGCCCCGATAATGGATTTCCTGTCATTATATCACCTCTAAACTTATTTCTATTTTAACTTCGTTTTGTGTTGTTTTGATTAATGGTCTTGTGTTGTATCTTGCTATACAAGAGAATACACCGTTTGAATCTTTACTTAGTAAGACTACTTCTTTTATTGTATCTGTAAATGCATCTGCAATCGGTAGACTTGCCTCTACCAGTAAAGTAGTATCATCTACTATAGTAACTATAGGTGTTAAAGTAATAGCAGGTCTTCCTGCACCCCCATCATCATTAGTAGCAGGTGTTCCATCAAATCCTAATACTAATGTATTAATTGACGATTGTAATGTATTTAGTAATGTAGACTTTATTCTAGTTGATACGGGCATTATAATCACCTTCTATTTCTTGTGTTTTATTCATACCAATAGGTAAACCACTCTTCCCTATTTGGCCTCTTGTGTTGTTACCTTTAACACCACCTATAAGGAAAGCAGTTGTAGATACTATTCTTTCACTTACTCTTACTACAGTTTTTATTTGTATTCTTCCAAACATAGTAATATTTTCTTTTAAGTTTTGAATAAAAGAATTCGGATTAGTTTCATTACTCTCCATACTTATTCCCTCATTTATTCCTTGTAATATACCCTCTAGTCCGGTATCAATAGTCAAAAGAACTAAATCAGCACTCCTTCTCAAAGGATGATGCACTACCTCAGTAACTACATGTTGAGTACCACCATAATCAATTGCCATGCCGGGTCTTAAATCATTTAAATTAACATGACCTTGACTCGTTATCGAGCCACTTTCTAAAGAATTAGCACGAAGTATTTGTCTACCAACTCTTCTAGCGGCCATAGTAGTGTTTACAGTTGCATCAAAGATTGGTTGCCCTTCTATTACCTCACCATTTACTCCGCTTTGTCTATCGGTATCATCTAGTGTTACAATTACAGAATCATTCAAAGCAAGGGGTTTACCTTGAATTGTAATTCTGTTAGGTATGTTTGCTACTTTGTCACTAGATTGAGAGCCAGTTTTCATATTTGGGTCTACATAAATATTCGATTCGCTAAAACTTATCGGCACATAAATCATATTACCAAATCTATCTAACATAGTCATTCTTGTATCATGCCTACCAAGGAATCTTAACGCTGACATAATATTTATTTTATTGAAATCTTTTGCTACAAATCTATTAGAGTGTTTTCTATCATCACTTTTCTTACTATTTGTTTTAGATATGTTAAAACTCGTAAGGCTACTGTTTGTAATTGATTCACCTAATTTTATTGCTAAATCAGTAGTTCTAAACCCGACATCAATAGGTTGACCTAATCTAACTTCGTTACTATTGAATCCTATATCGGAAAGTGATTTGTCTTTCATATTAGTCAAATTGATTTTATTACCATCTACGGTAGAAGGGAGAAGTCTTTCACTTTGTGCGTGTGCATTATACAGTAGAGAAGGTAAATTGGTTGATGAAATAATTTCAGCGTTAAAGAATGGAATTGCTGTCGAAGAATGTCCATCTCCACCTTTGTATAATAGTTCAACAAACGATTGTCCTTCGACGATTCTAAATGTAGTATCGGGCATGATTTGGATTTCTTGATAATATTTATCCGCTTTGTATAATACATTATTACTTTCACTTTTATTTATTTTAGTAAAATGTACAGCGTTATCTACAAACACCGGTTTACGAACATGTTTCATAATATTGGAAAAGGTTTCAGTTCTCCCATCGTAAATATTTTTAATCAACCTACCCACTCAATCAACTCCCGTCACCCGTATGGTCACCATCATTAAACGACACATCACCCTTATGTCCTTTAGGATGAAGGGATTGACTAAATCTAGGTTGTACGGTAAAATCTTTTATTGTAGTTTTAGTACCATCTTCATTAACAGTTTTCTTTCTACTAGCATCAGCCCTGTAATGTTGTAATG